TTTAACACTTGGTGCACCTGATTTTACTAAAACATCAACAGGTCCGTTAGGTGCTTGTATTTCTAATTTAGCTTTACTAATTTTAACTCCTCTTTCTTTTGCTGTGTGAGCATCAATAACGTCAGTATAGTTTCCACCACCATTATGAGTTATTTCTTTAACATTATTACTTGTAGTTACTAAAAAAAATCCAATTTTATCACCTACTTGAACTTGAGTGTTAGGACCTACTACTAAAGGTACAGTAGCGTAACCTTGAGGTTGTGATATTGGATTTATATATAAATCTTTAATAAAATTACCGTCAGCACTTTCAATAGATCCTTGAGCGCGGCTTGTAGATGAAAGTGGTTGACACATTGATTTAGTACCTTCTATAACAACATCCATAAACTCAAGTGGATCCCAATTGTTTGTAGGATTTATCGCATTTCCCATCATAGAAGGTGCTACAAAATTTATATCTTTAATTATTGGATTACCATTACCATCTACTTTAGCACACAATAATTGTATTTCAACATCAGGAAAAGATTTACCTGCGTTTGGATGTGCAGTTTCAGTATTTGAAGCAGCAAAATAAGCGTCTACAGAAGCTCTTATTATATAAGTACCTTCTTCTGGTATAGTGTAGTCAAATGAAGCTTGATTCCAATTATTTTGATCATCATTTTCAAAATTAAAAGGAATAAGTTGATAACCTGGCCATCTATAACCATCATTATTAACATCATCTCCGATAGAAGTACCGTCAGCTTTTATATATATTGATTTACCAGAATTATTAGAATAAAGAGTTAAAAGATTATTATTACCATAACCTGTTGTAGAATTATAACTATTAGGTCCTGGAGGCCAAACACTAAGACCTGGGTAGAAAAATGGATATCTATAATGAGCGTATGATTGATTAGTTGTTAAATTTGTTCCTAAACCTTGATCATGATGAGGCATTTCCCAAACACTTTCGCCAGATGTACCATTTGGAGTTATTAAATCAGCTTGCATTTCAGCTTCTAAATTGTTACTAGCAAAAAAAGTAGCTGTAAAATCATTTTTAATGTTTTCTATAAAAGATTTTATACTTGGTTTTATTTTTATATTTCTACTATCAACTAAATCAAAACCTTCTGTGTAGTTACCATATAAAACTCTAGAGGCACTAATTTCTTGAGCTTTAGCTTTTTTAGGTAGTAAATCAAAAGTTCTTAATGTTTGATTAGAAGGTAAAGCAAAACCAAAAGATTCACTATCTAACTCTAAATAACCAAAAGCATGAGTACCTGGTAAATTCCAAGGATCAGTAGCTAATTTAGATCTATTTATTTCTTTTATAACTTGAACTAGCTCTGAAGAAGAATCTTTTAAAAGTATTTGTATACTCTGTACATCGTTAGGTGTGTTAGTTGTTATAAAATCTTTTATAGTAATACTTTTACAAGCACTTTCCATACCTCTATTGAAACCGCCATTAGCACTATAAGAATAGTTGTTAGGTAAAAATACACCTGTAGAATAAGGAGATATACAAGAATATTCTCCATCTACATATTTATATCTATAAGCAAAGTAAATAAACTTATCTCTATATATAGCGTCTTTTTCTACTAGAACAGCTGTCCAAACTTCATCTACTTCTGTGCCAACATAACTTTCATCTACATCAACTAGAGCAACTCTAAATTTATTAAAAGTACCGTATGGATTTACTGAACTACCACTCATGCCAGATAAAAAATTAATTATTTTAAGTTTAGCAAAAGATGCAGTTGTGTTACCAGTTATTCTTAAAATATCATTAACTTTCCAATGAGGTCTACCATTAGTAGCTTCTATATAAAATTCTTCACCTGCTGCAAACTTAACATTACCAGAATCTGCTAAAGCAAACGGTTCTGAAAATCCTGAAGGATTCCATTTAAATATAGGTGAAGAAACTGTGTCATCATAACTATAACCAGAATTTAATCCATTATCAAGTATAGTAGTAGGTTCTCTTGATGTTAACTTTGTTGAAACTAATGGAGCTGTAGTAGGGTTTCTACGTATAGTTGTTATATTATCTTCTGTTAAAAAGTTTTCATGTTGTGCTCCATTGTTATCTCTATAAACATGTTTACTATGTATTGCTATGTCGTTAAAACTAAAGTAGTCTCCATTTAAATTTTTAAATCTATCTACAACTATTCTTTTTGGTTCAGTTCTACCATCTGTATAGAAAAGAATATTATCTGTATAATTTATTCCAGTTATCATTGTGTTTTCTGGAGTATTACTAGTAGGTGTTCCAGTTGTATTAGATTCTATTTCTTGAACTCCGTGTTGAAAGTTTAATATTCTTTCAGAAGTAAATTGAAAAACAAAGCCTAAATCTATTAAAGCTTGTGTATAAAATATACCATTTAAACTGTAAGGTATTGTTGTTAAAACCATAACACCTGAAGCTGTTGCAGCAGGTACTATATCTTTAACTATAATTTTTTCTCCAATAAATAAATCTTGATTATCAGGTGCTAAAAGTCTAACCCTCATACCAGGTCTAATGTGTTTTGGATAAAATAAATTTCCACCGAGAAAAGGTATAGAGTAAGTTTCTACACCTGTTATTATACCGTTGTTACCAGGTTGCACATCTACAACTTCTCTAGCTTCATAAACATCTGTAACTAAAGGATAAACTATACCATCTTCAGCTGCAGATAAAGCTGTATATTCAGATATAACATCTGATCTAGCACCTGTAAAACGAGTGTGAGCACCATAAACACCATTAGCTACTAAATCGCTAGCTTTATGTATAAAGTTAAATATTTTTTTACTAGATTCATCAGCGTAAGATGCAACAGTAATTGCATTATCACTAAGAGTAAAAGAGTTATTGTTATGATCTTTTAATGTTGCTAATTGATTACCTTTTACATTTTGCGCAGTACCAACATTAGAACCTTCAGATGTAGAGATTTCTATATTCAACGCATCTCTATACTCACCATTAGGCACTAACCTCTCATCGAGGTCTTTGTTCATTTTACCTCTAAGAAAATTATGCTTTATCTCCGGCATAAATTAATGTTTTATATGCTTAGATTTACCTCTAAGTATTTGTGTTATTTCTTCAAGTTTTATATTTGATAGTCTTAGCTTAGCTGTTCTTTTAGCTGCTCTTGCTTCTTTTTTAAATCTAGCAACTATAGCTAAAGGAACGTTTCTTTTACCAGATAATACAGCGTAAGCTATTTGCTTATACATAGCTTCTTCAGCAAACTTGTGAACTTTCATTTCATCTTCAGTTCCTAAACTATCACTTATGTATTTTAGTATCACAGTTTTTCCATTAATATTAGAGCTAAAGTGTATTTTACCAGTTAGCTCATCTATGTAAAAAGATCCGTTAACTTGAGCGTGTTGAGGGTCTAGTCCATATCTTTCACCTGATAATAAATCATAATCTTCATCAGTATAATCTTGTTGATTTTCTACAGGAGTATGACTTCTATAAGCTTCCCAAGTACTTGATTTTGGTTTTGTTAAAGTATAAACTAAATTAACAGTTGTTCCAGCTGTAGGAGCTTGGTTAAAAATAATATTTTGACCGTTAACACTTACTACTTTAGTTCCAGCTTTAATAAAATTACCTGCAACCATCATGCCTGGAACAATATTAGAGTTAACAGCTGACAACAACTGAGTAACTCCAGTTGTAATAGTAGTTTCTTGAATTACAGAAGATTCAAAATTTAACAACAACTCAGTTGTATCTTCATCTCCATCAAAATCACCTAAATCAAACTTGTAATCTCCAGACGTAACACCTGATGCAAAATCATCTTCAGTATATTGCTGTACTGAAGAAGGATTAGAAGTTTTAATAGCAGGATACAATACGTGCTCTATTCCAGCAGTATCTACCCTACATATTTTTACATAATTAACGTAATCTTGAGGAAGAGACATTTGTAAAGTTGAAGGAACTGTTATTTCAAGTGCTTTTATTGATTTTAAAGTATCAAAACTAAATTCTTGTAAAGCTCTTTGAGCATGAAACCTTATTTCAGTTCTACCTACTTTATCTATAAGTTTATCTTCTCCAACATAAACAAATTCAAAAGCTGAAATAATATCAGATAAAGAAGTAAATTGATAATTACCTAAATCATTGCTGCTGTAATATGTAGATGGTGATGTTCCTCTCATTTAATTATGCTTTTTCTTGTTGAATATTTTTTATTTCTTCTTGAGCCATAACATTATGTAAACTTGGATCTTTTATCATTATTCCAGCTAATGTTAAAATTCTATTTATTAAGTTAACAAACTCTGAATCGTGAAGTTCAAAACTTGTAGAATTACTTACATTGTAAAGAGCTACACCGTTAGTTATTAAAGAACCCCATATAGGAGTAGCAGGTTTTCTATAAAAATCTATATTAACATCAGTAGTTCTACTAACTGTTCTATTGTCAAATTGCGATGCATCATAACTTGCGTTTGGTGCTGCTGTTGTACCTTCTTCGTTCTGCACGTATACATATATTTCATTACCATGTCTTGTATAAACTGGTCTATTAACATGAGGTTGTAATAAAGGATGTCCATTTCTAATAAGATTAAGTTCTCTAGAACTTACTCTATCACAAGGTATTAATTTGTGAAGTTGATTAAACGCACCAGTTGGACCTGTTTCTGTTTTACGTATATAAACATTAGATAATCTATAACAGTCTGTTGGTATAAGAAACGCTCCAAATGAATTAGAAGCTTGATAAGTAGGTTGATAATCTATAGAAACTTCAAAAGGTTGTAGTTTTTCGTAAATCATATATGTAGGATCTGCATAATTTTCTTGAGCAGATGACATCCTAGAATATTTAGATAAGTCGTGAAAGTATTGTTCAAATATATCCATTTGAGCTACAAGAGCTATTTGATTAAACTCATTAGGAGTTATATAACCTCTTTGTTCTTTGTTAGCTATTCTTAAAACTCTTTGATATACTGTGTTTACGTTTATCGCCATTTATGTATTTTTTATAGTTAAGCAACCACTCTATAATAGAGTGATTGCTCTACTATATATAGTTACGCGTTTAATCGCTTTTCAATGCTGGAGTAAACCTCCATGCCTTCATCTGTTTTAAACCAAGCAGCTAATGCTGAGTAAGGATGCTCGTCAAACGGTACTGTCATCAACTTTCTATCATTAGATCCCCAAGTAAATGTACGTTGATCTTGTGATAATTTTATAATATGATGCTCTACAGCTCTAATACCAAAGTTTCTAAGTTGCACATTATCATCACTAGCTAACTCTAAGAACAAACCAGCGTTTTTCTTAGCAAATAGTAGTAAATCTCTTTTAAGCTCCTTAGAACTTAACTTAGACACCTCAGATCCAATCTCTACACGCATAATAGCTTCTGCCATATCAACATCCATATCTTTAGCTACATTTAGAGCTTCTATTTCCATCTCTAAATAATCAATATCATCTTTAGCTTTTGCTACAGGTTTATCTTCTTCAAATAAAGTATCCCTATGTGGGTGGTATAAAGATAAAAGTTTTTGTAATACAACTTTGTTTTTAGGTACGTGTAAATATCCGTTAGTAAATATTATATGCTCTAATCTTTGTTCACCTTTCATTTCATCAACAAAACAAGTTCTTTGATTAGATGTATACTTTAATTCTCTTTCGTAACCTTTTTCTTCATCAAAATAAAATATATTACTACCTCTTATTAAATAAGTTAACGGAGTTTTACCGTTTTTTAAATAATATAATCTATCTTTAAATTCCCAACTTGGTTTTTTATCTTCAACTTTTTTAGGTTTTGGTGTTTCAACAACTGGTGCTTCAACAACAGGTACCTCTACCTTTTCTATTTTTTGTTTTTTCTTTGCCATAATATAATATAATAAAAAATTAAAAAAAGATCGAGAGCCGAAGCTCTCGACCTTAATAATAAACTTAGTTCATTAACATAAAGTTGTTAGCACCTTGAGTGATTAAACATCTTTCTGATAAATAATGAATTTGCATAGTATCAATACCTGCAGTTGCTGCTCCAACAGAACCAGTAACCCAAGTTTTCATTTTACGAGACTCAGTTTCAGAAGCTCTAAAACGTACGTGTAAGAACGGACGCTTCATGTTTCTACCTAACATTTCATCATAAACTGAAGATACACCAGCTGGAATAACAACACCTCTAATATTAGTTACAGTGTCATTAAGAGCTCCACGAGTACCTTTATCGTTTAGATATTTAAAGTCAGACTTGTAGAAGTCATAAGAACCTCTACGGAAACCAGAGAAACCTAAATTTAACGCCATATCTTCAGAGTTGTCAAACACACCGTAAGATGTACCACCAGCTCCATAAGAATTCATTGAAGCTAGCATATCGTCTATAGCTAAGCTAGTAGAACGATCTACAAACATCATGTTTTCTTCAATAGCACCATTTTGATCAAACACAGCTAATATAGCATCAAACTCTGCTAAATCAGTAGCAGCGTTAACACCAGTAACACCAGTAGTTTGGTGACCTCTAGTAGTAATAGCTTTGAATAAACCTTCAGTACCAGCATCAATACCAGTAGTAGAAGCATCTAAACCTAAACCACCAGAAGCATTTTCAATAGTAGAATTTGCTACAGCAAACTCAGACTCTAACATAGCCATCTCTAAATAGTCAGCAAAACGAGATCTAGTATCTCCTTCAGCTTTTAAATACCATAAGTAACCATTTTGTCCAGCTTCACCAGCAACTTCAACCCAACCGATTGCAGATGCATCAGAACCTGATACTTCGTAGTAATCTTTTAAGATGATGTGTTTGTTTTGGTGAGACTTGAATTTTGGTTCGTTAGCAGATGATCTAGTGTCAGTACCTTTACCAAACTCAGATCCAACAACTAGTATTCTATAAGCTCCAGCACCAGCTGAATCAGAAAAACCAGCAGCATCAAAATCAGCTTCTGCGTAAGGTAAAGCTGTAATAGTGTTAGTAGAAACTGCGCTTACGTATCCTCTTAATGTTAAAGAAGTATTAGATACTAAAATAATATCACCAACTCTAATACCATGATCAGCACCAACAGAGTTACCATCAACATCATTTACAATTGTAAATACGTTAGCAGAAACATCTTCGTTAGTAGCTGTATAAGCTAAGTGTAATCTACCTTGCTCTGACCAAACAACTCTGTCAGCAGCAGATGGTTCTTCAGCACCTACTTGAGCTAAGAAGCCTGAAATTGTTCTTTTACCGTAGATCTCAGCTTCTTTTTCCATAAGATCTGGTAAGTATTGTTGCGCCCAACCTTCAGTAGCACCTGTTGTAAAGTCTATGTAGTTAGTTTGCAACGTTTGTTTTCTTGGGGCAGCATCTATCCCCGTTGCACTTGTAATTGCCATTTTTAAATAATTTTAAATGTTATTTTCGTTTTTTAATTTTAAACTTAAAATCAGAAGAATCATCACCTAAAACTCTAAACTTTAACCCACCAGCTTCAAAATTTTTGTGATCTTGTCTTGGTGTCATATCTACGTTTTTAGATTTAGCAACACTATCTTTCATAGCATCGGCTTTACCTTGTTCGTAAAAATGCTTGGCTACAGCATCAGCGTTCATAGCGGTATAAATTGATTTGTGATAACCTTTAGCATCTGACATTAAACCATCTTTATTCAAAAACTTTTTGACAAAATTATTAATATCGCTTTGTTTAGATTTCACTTCATTAGCATTTTTAACATTAAATCTATATTTTTTATCTCCAACATTATATTCAAAACCTTTGAAATTGTCGTTAAAAACTTTATCAGTTTCTTTTGTAAAAAAAGATTTAGCTGCTTCAGTTGCTTTTTGAGTTTCTTCTGACTCCTTGTTATACCTGTTGAAAAAATCTACAGCTTTCTGTTGCTCTTTTGTAAGCTTACTTCCAGCTTTAATTTCTTCGTAATATTTAGACTTTTGCCTGTCTAAGTAGGCTTTAGCCTCGGCAACTTGCTCTTTTAAGGCTATTTTCTTTTTTCTAATATCTTTTTCATCATCAGCTTCGTCATCGTAAGAAAAGTTTTCTTCCATTAAAAACCCTCTTTCTTCAGCTGACAAATGAGGTTTAGTTATTTTGTAATATTCTTGTAAGACAGTTAGATTATCCATATCAGTATAATCTTGATTTAATCTTACATAATCTTCTAAACTACCACCAGTTTCTTCCATAAAGTCAACTAACTTTTGAATATTTTCTGGTAGTGGTTTGCCAGTTTCTTCAGCTTTAGCTACAGCTTCTTCTACTTCTTCAGTTAACTCTTCAACTTTTTCTTCAACTTCTTCATTTGTTATTTCTTCAATAACGGGTTGATCATCTTGAATCCCTTCTTTTCCGGCAGGTTTTTCAACTTCTGCTTCGACGTTTTCTTTACGTACTTCTTCGCTAACTTTGGATTCGTCGCGAATAGGTACCTCATCTGTGCTTTGCTCTGTAGTGGCATCTTTTTCTTCTGTTTTTTCTTGTGGTGGTTTACTTAAATCTACTTTAATAACATTATCGTCATCTTCAGACATAAATTTAGTTTCTTCCACTTGTTTAGTTTCTTCAACTTTTTCTAATTCTTGTTCCATAATATAAAATATAAAAAATTAATGTTTATTATCTAGGGTCAAAAGCACCTAAATTAAATCCACCTCCAAGTATATCATTACCGGAAGATTCAAACTTTTTAGGTGTTCCACCTGTTTTTCTTTGTTCTATAAGTTCACTTTGTTGTGAAGCTTGTATTTTAGTTCTTTCGTCTTTACGATCTTCTTTTGTTGTTTCTCTAGTTTTTAAAGCTTCAACTTCCATTTGACGTAATCGCATATTTAACTCAAACTCATGATTCATTAATATTTTTTTCATCTCTAACTCTTGAGCCATTTTATTAGTTTCTATTTCAGCTTGACCTTGAGATAATTGTAGCTTTTGCTGTGTCATAGCTTGATTTTTTCTAACATCAGCTTGAGCAGCAACTTCAGCAGCTTGAGCATTAGACTGAGCTTGCATTTGTATATTCTGTTGTTGTATGTCTCTATCTGTTTGCTCTTTTTTTCTACGTCTTATTTTTAAAAGTTGATTAGCTAGTTTAACATTACGTATTTCTCTAATATCGATAGCATCTTCTAAATTTATATTTTCTTTAGATAAAGCTACTTGTATATTGTTTTCTAACTTTGCTTTTTCTTCTTCATCTGGAGCTAGTTCTATAAATATACCAAAATCATATAAATAAAGATCTGACATTTCTTCTAATGTAGCTACATTATGAGCACCTAAAGCTTGAATAAAAGCATCAGCTGTTGGAGAATATTCTAGTATATCAGATATTCTCATAGATAAACACTCAGCAACTTGACTTGTTAAATATAAACCAGACTGTAATATATGTCTTGTAGCTGTATTACTATTTGCTGCAGCTAATTTTTGTACGCCTACTAAAGCATTTTTATCTGGTATACTACCGTCTCTAGCTTCATTTAATCCGGTTACATCACGTATCATTTGTAAGTAATAATTATAATTACCTATTAAAGCTTGCATTTTGTTACCACCGCTACCACTTGTTATTTCTTGTATAGGTATTTTTCCAGGATTTAAATCACCGTCTTGAGTTAAAGATCTACCAATAACAGAACCTGTTTGAAAGAACATGTTTAAAGCTTCTTGTGGATTATAGTTTGTTCCGTTACCAAGATCAACTTCAGCTAAACCATCAGCATCTAAGTATACACCGTCTGGTACCATACGCGACATAACTTGCTGTAGTTTTAAATGTGTTAACTGTATCATATCAGCAAAACCTGTTACACGGTTAACTAATGAATCTATTTTTCCTTTGTACATACGCGGTGCAACAATACTATAGTTCATTTTAACTTTAGTATAATCACTTTTAGGACGCATCATGTTTTTAGACATTTCCCATTTTAAAAGTTTATCAGTACCAAGAATTATAGCTCCTTCATATAAAGTTTCTATAGCTCTATTTAATCTACTATAATTTCCTTCTGCATCAGACGGTGGATCAAAAGTATCATCTTTTGGTATGATTTTATCTGCACCACTTCCAACTTGTTTCATTTTATAAACTTCGTTCATATAAGTTTTATAATCGAAATATAAAATTTGAACTTTGTTGCTATCATCATCATCATAAGGAACGTTATTTCTATAAGAGCCATAACGTTTGTAACTAGTCTTTTTTATTTCTTCTAAATCTTCTTCAGTTAAAAATGGAAACTGTTTTACAAGTTCATTAAAAGGTATTTCTTTTACTTCACCAACATAATATATATCATCAAAGTATGGTGATTCAGTATAAGAATAAACTAAATTAGCAGGATCTACGTATTTTACAATGGCGCCTTCAGAAGTGTTAAACTCTGTTTTAACAGCTCCAATACCTAAAACTGTTAAATCATAATAAAATCTTTTTTTAATAAGCTCATAATTACTACCCTCCATTAAAGTGTTTAAAGCTTGTTCTTCAGCTATTTCAACGGCTTGCTTATAATTAAGCTGCATATGTAACTGTAATTCTTCTAAAGTTTCTGGTAAAGTACTAGGATCATTTTCGTACATATCAATTCCAAAGTTAGCTGCAACTTTATCATTAAATTCTCTATTTTCCATATCGGACAATATAGACTCCATGTACTGAGTTCTTTTTGCTGCTCCGTATTTATCTTGTGAAAATGCTTTTATATCATAAGTTCTTTCAGCAATACCGTTAACCACAATATCAACGAACTTAGGAATAATTGGGACAGGCGTCCAATCTAGATTTAAATAAGATAAATCACCATTGATAGATAATTCATCTTTGTATTTTTGAACTGATTGTTCTCCTCTAGCATACAACCTTAATTTATGAAAATCATTTCTTATAGAATTATATCTAGAGGTTCTAATATTTCTTTCGTTATTAAACCACTCTCTTTCTATAGCTTTAGCTATTTTCAAACCATAATCATAACTAACTTTTTCTACATCACTAACCACTTGGCTAGGAAAATAACTTTTTACAACAGACTCTGCCATATTTAATTTTTAATTATTTTAGATATACTACCTGTGTTAGCATATCTAGCTATATTTATATTTAGTTTACTTCTTTGTTTATTAGCAAATGGTTTATAAAGGTGTCTATTACAAGCCATGATAGCTAATCCACTACTAATTGAAGCATCGTGTTTTGTTCTTTTGTTTATATCAAACTTAGCCCAATCATTAAGTGTATCATTAAAATATATATTACCGTAATCACCTGTTTGTTTAACACCAACATAATCATTTATATACATTTCAATAGCAGCTGCATGAGCTTGCTTTATATCTTCACTTGAGTTTGGTATGCCACCTATTTCTTTTTCAGCTGTAGATAACTTGTTCCAAACTTTATCTGGTCTGTTCATACTAAACGCTCTATAACCTCTACGTTTAAAATAATATAATAATCTTGGTTTGTTATTTTCTGCAAGTATTGGCATACCATAAAATACGCAAGCCATAAGTACATCTTCAAAAAACATCTCTGCTGTTTGTGGTCTTGCTAGGTATTCTAAAAAAAAGTGGTTTGATGGAGCATCTTCCATTGAAAACTTTGTTAATCCGTGTAACGCTCCTTTAGAACCTTTAC